ATGAAATATATTGATTACATAAAATGGTTTAGTGTTTTCGCAATATGCGGTATTATATTTATACTGGCATTCAATATGAAGAGTTATAAGAAAAAGTATGAAACAGAAAGGAATAATGTTGAAGCATACAGACAGGAAAACAGCATAGAAAAGAATAAAGCTCTTGAGTATGCTCTTACAATAGAATCATTAAGACATAGCAATGATTCCATAGATATGGAAATAATAAAGCTTAAAGATTCATTGAAGATAAAAGATAAAAAGATTAAGTATGTTCAATATCAGTTGAAGGAGATAACTAAAACTGATTCAATATATTTCCATGATACAATATTTGTAGAAGATGTATGTATTGATACTCTTCTCCATGATGATTGGTATTCATTAAATGTAAAGCTTGAATACCCTTCCAATATAATTATAACGCCTGAATTTAAAAGTGAACAATATACTTTTATACATGAAAGAAAGGAATATGATAAGACACCTTCAAAGGTATTCTTCATAAGATGGTTTCAGAAGAAACATAAAGTAGTGGAAGTTGTTCTTGAAGAACAGAATCCCTATATTAAAAACAAACAAGTTAAATTTATAAAAGTATTGAAAAATGATTGAAGACATTACAGGAAATTTAGGAATTGTAATTACAGGTGTTGTAGGTACAATAACAACTATTGTAAGTAGTTGGGCAACATGGTTTTTCTCTAAGAAAAAATATAGTGCTGAAGTGGATTCTTACACTATAGCCAATATGCAGAAATCATTGGATTTTTATGAAAAACTTTCTGATGATAACAGGGAGAGATTAACAGAAACATTGCAGAGAAATGATAAACTTGATAATGAAGTCAGGGAATTAAGAGAGCAGGTTTTTGATTTGATGAAGTATATGTGCTGTGATATGTCCTGCAAACTGAGACAGCCTAAACTTAATAAAACAAAATAATATGGAAGACATTAAATTAGGAAGTAAAGGAGAAGCAGTAAGTAAATTGCAAAAGATCCTTAATGTTAAACAGGATGGAGATTTTGGTCCTGTAACAGAACAAGCTTTAAAAGACTATCAGACAGTCCTTGGTATGAAACCTACAGGAGAAGTAAGTAATACTTTCTTTATGAAAAGTATGCTTGGAGGTATTCATAAATGTAAACGTGATATTAAGGAAATCATCATACATTGTTCTGCTACTAAGGAGAACAAGGATTTTAAGAAAGATGATATTAAGAAATGGCATCTTCAAAGAGGTTTTTCTGATGTAGGCTATCATTATATTATCTACCTTGATGGTTCTGTACACAAAGGGAGAAATGATAATCTTGTGGGAGCTCATTGTATTAACCATAATCTTAAAAGTATAGGTATATGCTATATAGGAGGAGTGGATGAAAATGGTAAACCAAAAGATACAAGGACTGAAAAACAGAAGGAATCCCTTGTTAGTCTTATAAGAACTCTTAAGAGATTTTATCCTAATGCTGAAGTATATGGACATTGTGATTTTGATAACAAAGCCTGCCCTTGTTTCAATGCTTCTGCAGAGTATAAAAATTTATAAAAATACTTTAATCTGTCTTAGTACTTCTATAAAGTAGGAATTAACTATTGTTAATTATATATAATTTTGTACTATAACATTAAAGAAGACTAAGTATGGAAGAAGAATTAGATTTAGGTCACATTTTAAGTGATGACGAAGTAGCATCTTTATTAGGGGAAATCTCTAATGATAACCCTAATGAGGAAGAAGATAACAATAATCAAGCTGCTGAGACTCAAGAAGAAGAAGAAAAGGAGTCAGAGGAAGTAGGCAGTGAAGAAGAAAAAGAGGAAGATACCCCAACCGATGATGGCAAAGGTTCTTCTGCATTCTTCTCTTCCATTGCCAATGCTTTCATGGAAGAGGGTATCTTTCCTAATATAAATGAAGATACCATTAAGAATGTCAAAGATGCTAAGGATTTAAGAGAACTGATTAATGCTCAGATTCAAGCAGAGCTTACAGAGCAACAGCAAAGAGTTGCTGAAGCTTTAAACAATGATGTAGCTCCTTCAGAAATAAGGAGATATGAATCAGTTCTTCAATATCTTGAATCTATTGACAATTCAATGTTGGAAAATGAGGAACAGGAAGGTGAAAAGCTTAGGAGAAATATCATTAAGCAGGATTACCTTAACAGAGGATTCTCAGAGAAAAGAGCTGATAAGGAAGTTGAAAGGTCTTTTCAGAATGGTACTGACATTGAAGATGCTAAAGAAGCTCTTAGTGGTAATTTAGAATTTATTAAAAACAGATATGACAATCTGTTAAACGAAGCTAAAAAGGCTAAAAGAGAGGAAGAGGAGAAAAAGAAAAACAGACTGCAACAGATGCAGAAGGATATGGAAACTAAGGAATATGAAATGTTTGCTGGTATGAGTATCAGTAAAGACCTTAGAAAGAAAGCATTTGAAGCTGTAACAAAACCTGTCTATAAAGATGAAGACGGTAATTATTATACAGCAGTTCAAAAGCTTAAACAGGAAAATCCTGAAGAGTTCTTAGCTAAAATAGGACTTATCTACTCTCTTACAAATGGTTTTAAATCATTTGAAGGTATAGTGGATAATAAAGTTAAGAAAGCAGTCAAGAAAGGTTTTTCAGATTTAGAGAATAAGTTGAACACTACAAGAAGAGATTCTGCAGGGAATTTAAAACTTGCAACTGGTGTTTCACAGGATGAAGAATCTTATCTCTCTGATAACTTTGAAATAGATATATAAATTTTAAATTCATTAATATGGGCAAATTAGGAAGATTTGAAACTCGGAGAGTAGATAATTGGATGGGATTAACTAAGGATAATCACCTTAATTCCATCTTTACTAGAGCTCCTCAGAAGGCTAGCAATATCATGGTTGAATTGCTGTCTTATAAGAAAGGTAATTCTTTGGATTCATTATTGTCAAAGTTCCCTGTCAGGGAATTTGAAAATGACCAGGAATATTACTGGGATGTTATTGCTTCAGCAAGAGAACCTCAAGCTTTGATTGAAGCCAGAGACAGTGAAGGAAACGTAGTTACAGCAGCAAGTGGTAATGTTGGTGCGGGTACAGCTCCTTTCTATTTAGTATTTGCAAAGAATATGTTTGCAGATGGTGAAACTATTGTAGGTAATTTGAATGAATTATACCAATTCAGAGTACTGGGTGATGGTAGAATGGAAGGTACTAACACTGTCTATAAAGTAGAATTAGGTGGTGGAAATGAAGATGGTGTACCTGCTGAAAGATTACTTGCTGGTGAGTTATTTACCGTAGATGCAGCTTATGTTGAATCTGAAATGTCAAGAGAAGTAGGTGATGTAAGATTCAGCACACCTATTGCAATGCGCAATGAGTTCTCTAATGTCAGAATCAAACATAAAGTACCAGGCAATAAACTTAACAGACAATTGGAAGTCGGTATTCCTATCAAGATTAATGGTAAGTCAATTGTAGTAACACGTTGGATGCACTATGTTGATTATCAAGTAGAGGAACAATTTGCTGAATATAAGAACAATGCCTTGGCATTTGGTAGATCTAACAGAAACTCCAATGGTGAATACACTAATATTGGTAAATCTGGTATTGCTATCAAAACAGGTGCTGGTCTATATGAGCAAATGGAAGCAGGTAATACTATTTATTACAGTACTTTCAGTATTAAGTTGATTGAAGATGCTTTGTATAACTTGTGTTACAATAAGTTAGACTTTAAGAACAGAGTATTTTTGATGAAGACTGGAGAAAAGGGTGCTATTAAATTCCATAAAGCTGTTACTAAGGAGATTAGCGGATGGCAATTATTCCAATTCAATGGTGATGCTGTAGGTGCTGTAGCTAAGACTTCTTCTCCTTTGCATCAAAATGCTTTGAAAGCAGGTTATCAGTTTACTGAATATTATGCTCCTAATGGTGTAGTATTAAAGTTGGAAGTAGATCCTGCTTATGATGATCCTTATAGACAAGGTAAGGTTCAACACCCTGAAGGAGGTCCTGCATTCTCTTACAGATTTGATATTATGGATATGGGTACTATGGATCAACCTAATATCTTCAAATGTCAAGTTAAAGGAACTCCTGATTATCGTGGTTATCAATGGGGTCCATTTAGAAATCCATTCACAGGAGAAACTAATAACCCTTATGCTTCATTTGATGAAGATGCAGCAGTTATCCATAAGTATGCTACTTTAGGTATCTGTGTATTAGATCCTTTGAGAACTGTAAGCTTGATTCCTTCTATATTGCAAGGATAATATATTTAAGGTGTAGGAGGCTGATTACCTCCTGCACTTACTAATTTTAAAATGAGATAAAATGGGAAAAGAGAAGAATGAAACAGAGATAATTAATTGTCTCAGAAATGAAAAAGTAGTAGTTAGGTTTATAGCCAAACCAAGAGGTCTTATCAGTGATCCTAACCATGTTTTGTATGGTAATCTTGCAAGAGGTGCTAAGATTTATTATACAACACCTCTTTTAAGAAGCGGAGGTTATGCAAATGTTCTTACCAAGGAAGAAAAAGAATGCTTGGAAAGAGTATTAGGTGTTGGTGAAGGAGGTCTTTCAGTATATAAAAAGGAAAATAATTTCTGGGATGATTCAAATCCTGA